AACCAATGGTACGTAACTCGGAACATCAGCTGTAGGCAGGGGTATTTCTACTGTCTCAATCTTCTGAGTAGTCGGAAGAGGTATTATCGGTATCTCCATTTACCCTATCTTGTATAACAGCGTTAGTTGCTATTATTTGTTCTTTATATTCGTTTTGAACTCTTAGAGTTTCATTATATTTAGTAACTAGCTCTTCTAGTCTTTTTTGTAGTTCTTCTGTGGATGGTTTCATAAATAATTACCAAGGTTTTCCTGTTTGTGTAACTGGTGTATTAATAAGTGCTATTTGATCTTCTAAAGATTTTTCAATAGCTGTAACTGCATCAGTTCCAAGTTTTGCTTTAATCCAACCAAGTACTGTTGACTCAGTTAGATCTTTGTAAGGTATGAGAGTCTTTGGCTTGTCAAGTTCTACTTCGCCAGTCTCTCTTGCTTTTTCTTCACTACCGTCTAAACCTTTTACACGATAGATAACTTTTTTAACATAGCCGTCAGCTAGTTCTCTTTCTAGGGTGTTAACTTCCCATTTTTTAGTAATTGCCATTTTTAATTAAGTTGGTTGTGTTGGAAATGTTGCATCTTCTAAACAAGTTGCAGTTTTAGTTATATCTCTTAGAGCTTGTCTGTAAGTTTTCCATTCATCTGATACAGTACCACCTGTCTCATTTGCTTTAACAACTAGCCAATCACACTCAGCTAATTTTAAATTTCTTTCATCTCTAAGCATATCTAATTTTATTGCAGCAATTTTTGCTGTTATCTCTTTAGTGGTTGGATTGTCTTTACCATCTTCAAAAGATAGTAAAGATTTAGCTAGATTATCAATCTCAATATTATGATACATTGCCATTTTAAGTACCTCTTACTCTTATTATTGTAAAACAAGTTAAAACAATCGAACTTGAACCTTGTAAAAAGTATGTTCCTATATTGTCTGGTTGACACCCAAATCTTACTTTTTGATTTGAAGTGTCTGTTATATCTACTAAAGCATCGACAGAACATTCGTTTAAAGTTGTTGTTCCTGTTGGTCGATGGATAAAAGTACTTTTCTGAGCAAGGGTATTTTGACTTGATCCGTTATTGCTAGTGAAAAATATAGTTGGTGTCTGTGATCTTACGTTTGTGTTTGTAGTAATACCATCAACACTAAAACTTAAATAATAGCATCCTGTTGACGGAAACGTAACATAACCACTTGAGTTACCTACTCCAAACCCTGATGAAAAATTACCGCCGGGACCGCCGTTATTACCATTTTGATAAACATTATTACCTTGCAAATAAACAGTACCAGTGCTAGAACTACAAGTTACATTACTTGTCATACCATATTGAACTGCAAACTTATTACCAGCAGAATCAAAATCAGTGCCATCATTAAAATATAAACCCATTATGATACCTCCGTTAAATTAAATTTATATTTTTTACCAGAACGGTTATTTTTTAAGAACAAGTCTGATTCTCCTTCCTGTATTGTCCAGCTACCCCATGTATTATCAACATCGTTTGAATGTCCTTCGTTAGATAAGTGAAGGTCATTGGTGTAGATGTTTCTTACTCTGTAGCTTGATGTACCAATGTCATACGTATTATTAGCTACTGGTGCAAAATGTCCAGTAGTACCATAAACATACCAACGATCAGTTTGAACTGCACTTGAGTTACCTGTTGCAAGGGCTACCCAACCACCAGTACCTGCTGCTGCTATACGGAAATCAGTATTAGTTCCACCAGCTTTTAATGTAGGAACTGAGCCAGATGCTCCAAAAGTCCATACAGTTCCAGAACTATGAGTTCCCGTACTGGTTGTTGAAAACCTTGTATTGTCGTCATATTTAAGATTTACTGCTCCGTTTTGGCTTGCCGAAATCATTGTTTCGGTTTGTGCAGCATTATTTACATAAAAGTTTGCAGTATTAATAACTAAATCAGTTGCAGCATTTTTAATCCAAGAAGTAGCTGATCCATCGTGATAAATTTGCAAATCTCCACCACTTGCACTTCCTAACCTTAAAACAATATTATCACCAGCCAAGAAATCATTAGTAGCTAAGAGTTTACCATCACCTTGTACTGTAAATCTTGTTGTACCATTAGCAGTTTTTACAATTAGTGGTTCACTATATCCAGATCCACCACCTATTATTTCAGCACCAACTACGTTATATGCCGCTGAAGTTCTTAATTTACCTGAAACTTGTACTCCATAACTTGTAGTTTCAAACTTTTTAGAATCATCATAATTTAAGTAGACTTCAGCGTCTTGAATTGCTCCGAATAAAGTTTCAGTTCCAGCAGCATTTTGCCCATAAATTCCAGTAGCTTGAATTATTAAACTACCAGTACCAGCATCTTTAATGTAGCTATGAGTTCCACTGTGAAAAATTTCAAGATCTGACGAATCACCCATTGTGATTTTATTAGATGCTACTAATGCACTTCCATCATCAAAATGTAAATTTCCTAAAAAAGTACCACCATTTGCTGATGTATTAAACTTTTTACTGTTGTTGTAATATAGATCTGCTGAACCATCTTTATTAAATCCAGCCATGTTTTCACCAGTGCCAGACTGTATTAATACAGTGTCGTTGCTAATACCAACTAAATAGCCAGATTGACCATTACTTGTTAACAAACCAAAAGCAACAGTATTATCACTATCTATAAGTGAGGCACCACTAGCATTTGTCTCAAACTTTTTACTGCCATCATAAAATAGCTCTACACTTCCGGCTGCTGTAAACTGAGCTAAGTTTGCACTATTAGCCGTATTATTAACAGTAAAACTATTAGTTAAAACTCGTAAATTACCTGTACCAGCATCTTTAATATAACTGTGACTGCCATCGTGATAGATTTGTAAATCTCCACTATTACCAAACTGTACTGAGTTGTTGTCATCAATATTAATATTATGACCATTAGCATCTAAAGCACCACCTAGCTGTGGTGAGGTGTCAGATACTAAGTCTGTGTTTATACCTGTAAGGTTTGATCCGTCACCATAGTATGTGTCAACGTAAGCGTTTGCGAAACGTGTACTATTAGTACCTAAATCATATGAACTGTCTGCACTAGGATAAACAGTGTTAACTTGAAAATTACCAGTCAATAATCCACCATAACTTGTAGTCTCAAACTTTGTACTGTTGTTGTATTTTAAAGTGACTGCTCCGTTCTGAATTGCCGAAATCATAGTCTCGGTTTGTGCAGCATTGTTTACATAAAAATTTGGAGTGTTAACAACGAAATCCCCTGTACTATTTTTGAGCCATGAATTATTTCCATCATGATAAATTTCTAAATCTTGACCAGCACCTAGCTGTAGTTTTCCGTTATCGTTTGGTAATTGTACGTTTCCAGAACCTCTTGCAATAGTTATCGCTGTTAGATCATTTGAAACAAGATTATCATTTGCAGCGTGTGTACCTATATTTAATTTATTAGTAAGTCCGTTATAATGTATATAAGCACCTTGCAAATCAGAAGTGTTTTCTGTAAAACGAACTCTTCCAGATTCAAATTGGTTAGCACCAGCAGAGGGGGATATTCTTAAAGTTCCATCTCCATGAGAATGAAGTGTGTTTAGTGGACTTGTTGTACCTATACCAAGCGAACCTGTAACTGTTGCTCCAGAACTTGTTGTCTCAAGCTTTAGACTGTTGTCGTAAAATAATTTAACAGCAGCATCCGCAGCACAAACTATATAACGTTCTGATGTTGATTTTTTATAAAGTTGCAGACTATCACTTCTTATAAATAAAGAACTAGTAGAGTTTTGTATATAGCTATTACTGGTATCGTGGTAAATTTCTATATCTGACCCTGTACCAATTTTTAGTCTTACGTTGTCGTTATATACGTTATCTCCAGTAAATGTGTTACCAGTTGTAGAAGCAAAACTACCACTAGCTGTAACACCACCTTGCCAAGAACTACCGTTATAAACTTTTAGTTCGTTAGCAGAAGTGTTGAAGTATAAGTCTCCAGCAGCAAGTGCATTTCCACCACCATCTGTTGATGGGTTGTTAGCTGCTACTTGGTATTGATCTCCAAAATTAGCTGCTGAAGCTAGATTAGCTGCTGCACTATTAATACTTGCAATGTTTGTAGAGCAAGTACTCATTGCTGTGATGTTACCTGATGTAGCTAAGTCATTCATATCACTTATGACATCAGATACAGCTAAGGTGTTCATGTCAGATATAACATCAGATACTGCAAGAGCGTTCATATCAGATACAACGTCAGCAGTACCTAAAGTATTTAAGTCTGCTACAACATCTGTTGTACCAAGTATTGCCATATCAGCTACAGCGTCAGCAGTACCAAGTCTTCCAATTTCTGTTGCTTTAGCAGCTACCGCTCCGATGTCGGCTGCATCTGCTGCAACAGCATTAACATTTGCTATATCACTAGCTACAGCATTTATGTTGCTTATGTTGGTATGAACTGTCTGTACTTGTGTTGCATTTGTAGCTACAGTTGTAACCTCTGTTGCTTTTGGTGTAAGCCTATGAAATGCGTAGGTATGATCTGTAGCAGTTGTCTCTACTAAAAATCCAAAACCAGAAGGTATGGTTGATGGTACGCCAGTAATAATAACTGCTAATCCACTTCCTCTACCATTTGCAATAGTAACTGTAGTTCCGCTTGGTACTAAGTTAGTAGAAGCTGTTTTAACTGAAACTATAGTTCCACCTTTTGCATTACCACTGGTATTTATATCAGGGTTAGCTGTAGGAAAAGATGTCTCATTAGCTATAGGTACAAAACCACCAACATCATCAACAAGATCAATTATTCTTGCATCTATAGCTGCCGTTGTTGCAACTTTATCGTCAGCAGCAACCCATGTTTCACCAGATTGTATTTCTTCAGCACTTGCTAAATTATAAAATCTAGCGTCTGCTTCAGCTTCTGTATAATATCTATTATCTAAAGTTCCTTCAAGTATTTCATTGTGAGTTACTTTATCTGAGTTATTAGCTCTAAATAAAGTTTTTATTTCTGCTGCTGTCTGGTCATCTTTAGAGTTTGTTTCGCAAGTATCTAATTTTGTACCATCATTTGCTACGTCACGCCCATCTACAGTACCACCTACATTAACGTCACCTGTAACACCTAACGTACCTCCAACAGCTGCGTTGCCACTTGTGATAACGGTTTGAGAACCAAAAATTGGACTTATTTTAGTACCAGCTATTGCGGCACTAGCATTAATATCAGCATTAACAATAGTTCCGTCTAAAATTTTATCAGAGTTTACAGAACCGTTAATTAGTTCTGGAGTTCCTACGGAGTTGTTAGCTAATTTATTTTGAGTTACGGCTGAGTTTGCTAGGTCAGCTTCAACAATAGTTGAATCTTTTATTTTTGCAGATGTTATAGATCCGTCTCTGAGCCGTGGAGTTGTTATAGGTGTGTTTTGTTCTTCCTGTAAGGCTCTTAAAATTTGTGTATTATTATTTGTTAAATCAGCTGCTTTTAATGAAGAGCCTGCTGTATAGGTTGCCTTGGCAGAGTCTATGTTAGTATCTCTTCTGACTATAACTTCTAAGTTATTCTTAGGTGAACCATCTGTAGCACATAGATTAGTGTTAACTGTGCCTGATGAATTACTACCCTGACCGTTTCCATTATCGAATCTTACTGTATTAGTTCCAGTAGTGCTATAACTAACTATATGAAAGTTATCTACTACTACACCGTCGACTTCGACAACGACTTCAGAAGCAGTAAAAGTAGGAAATGAATAGTTAAAATCTTTATTAGATCCATTCCCAGTATAAGGTTGAAAAGTTGTTGTTGCCATTTATTTGTACATATTGAGAT